ATGGCAACAGGAAAAAGACAGACAGAATCATCTGGAGTCTCCAAGGGCGGTTTGAGCATGGGCGTATTGTGCTGAACTCAGAAGAAGATTGGGATGACTTCACTGACCAACTCTTGATGTTTCCTGCCAATGGCGTACATGATGACTTACCTGATGCTTTGAGTTATATCGACCAATTGGCTGTAACATCTTACTTTGAGGCCGAAGAAGATGAAGAGTGGGAGCCTGTAGACATCATATCGGGGGTTTAATGGCAACAGATAAGCAAGAAAAGCTAGAGCAAGGTGAGTTTTATGAGCCTACTGAGGCTGATAAAGACCTGACTGATTTTGTTACTGACCATTGCAACCGCTGGCGTGACTACAGAGATACCAACTTCTTACCCGATTGGCTTGAGTACGAGCGCATCTTTCGTGGTCAGTGGGCATCTGAAGACAAAACCCGTGAGTCTGAGCGTTCACGCATCGTAACCCCTGCCACACAACAAGCCGTTGAGACTCGCCATGCTGAGATCATGGAAGCTATCTTTGGTCAAGGCGAGTTCTTTGACATTCAAGACGATATTCGGGATGTGAACAACAACCCAATCGATGTGGGCATCCTAAAAGCCCAGTTGATGGAGGATTTCAAGCGGGACAAGATTCGCAAGTCCATTGATGCCATTGAGTTGATGGCAGAGATTTATGGAACAGGCATTGGCGAGATTGTCGTTAAGACTGAAAAACAGTTTGTACCCTCTACTCAGGCAATTCCTGGGCAAATGGGCCAAGCCGCCATTGGCGTAGTGGAAAAAGACCGCATTTCGGTCAAGATTTCACCTGTAAATCCTAAGAACTTTCTTTTTGACCCCAATGGAACCTCAGTCGATGACTGTATGGGGGTGGCAATTGAGAAGTACATCTCTATTCACAAGATTGTTGAAGGCATTGAGCGTGGAATCTACCGCAAAGTAGACATTACGCCCACTTATGAAGATACTGACCTAGAACCCACCCAAGAGGTGAGCCAGTATCAGGATGAAAAAGTACTTTTGCTGACCTACTATGGTCTAGTTCCCCGTGAGTACTTAGAGAACCTTGAAGAGAACAAGAACATTGTTGACTTGTTCCCTGAGAGTTCTGCTGCTGAAGAATATTCAGACATGGTTGAGGCCATTGTTGTGATTGCCAACGATGGGCAGTTGCTCAAAGCTGAAGCAAATCCTTACATGATGAAGGATCGCCCTGTTCTGACCTATCAGGATGACACTGTTCCCAATCGTCTTTTGGGCCGTGGGACAGTGGAAAAAGCCTTCAATATGCAAAAGGCTATTGATGCTCAGATTCGTTCTCACTTGGATTCATTGGCGTTGACCACCAGCCCCATGATTGCCATGGATGCAACCCGTTTGCCCCGTGGTGCTAAGTTTGAAGTCAAGCCTGGGAAGGCCATTCTTACCAATGGCGCACCTTCAGAGATTTTGTACCCATTCAAGTTTGGGCAGACTGATGGCAACAACCTAGCCACTGCCAAGGATTTCGAGCGTATGCTCCTGCAATCCACGGGAACTTTGGATTCTCAAGGGATGGTCAGTGCTGGTGCTAGAGACATGGGCCAAGGCGGTATGTCTATGGCGGTTGCCACCATCATCAAGAAGTACAAGCGTACTTTGGTGAACTTCCAAGAAGACTTCCTGATCCCCTTTATCCAGAAGGCGGCTTTCAGATATATGCAGTTTGACCCAGAGCGTTACCCCTCTGTGGACATGACCTTCATTCCTACTGCCACTCTGGGCATCATTGCCCGTGAGCATGAACAACAGATGTTTATTGGATTGCTCCAGACTCTTGGCCCTAACACTCCTGTGTTGCCATTGATTCTCAAAGGTGTTTTGGCTAATTCTTCCCTGACCAACCGCTATGAATTGATGGAGCAGTTGGACAAGATGAGCCAACCTAACCCTGAAGCACAGCAAATGGCTCAAGCACAACAACAGTTGGCAATGCAAGCGGCCCAGGCTCAGATTGCTGTCAATACAACTCAAGCCGAACAGAATCGGGCAGAAGCACAGAAGTTACAGGTTGAGGCTCAGTTGATGCCTCAAGAAGTGCAAGCCAAGATGAGTGCATCTTTAACCAAGAATCTACCCAATGAAGCAGATGCCAATCAAAGGGAGTTTGATAAGCGGGTCAAGATTGCGGACTTGATGCTGAAAGAAGCTGACATCAAGAACAAGTCCAAGATTGTTGAGTTGCAGATGTCGAAAACAGATCAAAACATGGTTGATTTTGAAGATCAATTCCTTAGTAATTTAACAAGGGAATTTAAAAATGGACAACAATAACATTGTCAAAAATCTTCAAGTAGAAAGCATGAGCCATGATGAGCAAATGGCTCTGCTTGATTCTATTCAACAATCTATTAAAAACAGCAAAGTAAAACAAAAAGAAAGAGCAAGTACCAGTGCTAAATTTGTAGTTGAAGCCTTACAAAAAATTAAAACTGAAGTTGAGGCAAGGTTTAGTGAACTAAATCAAAATCTAGAAGAAAAAGGCAAACAGATTGTTAAAGGCGCACAAGGTTTAGCAGGTCGAGATGGTAAAGATGGCAAGGATGGTAAGCAGGGCATCAATGGTCGTGATGGTCGTGATGGAAAAAATGGTGTAGATGGTCAAGATGGTGCAGATGGTGTTTCTGTCACAGATGCCAAGATTGACTTTGATGGGTCTTTGGTTATTACCTTGTCAACAGGCAAAGAGTTGAATGTTGGTGAGGTAGTTGCACCTGAGTTAGCAGAGAGAATAAAACTTGTTACTTCTGGTGGTTCTGGAATTAGCGAGGCAGGAGTTGCAACCTTAACCAATAAACGCATTCAACCAAGATTTGTTACGGCAGCAACTGCCACCACTTTAACTCCTGATGTGTCTGTTGGAGACATTTACGCATACACAGCATTGGCATCAGCATTAACAATCAATGCGCCTATCGGCACTCCCACAAATGGAGAGAAGCTAATATTTAGACTTTTGGACAATGGAACTGGTAGGGCATTGACTTGGAATGCAACTTTTACAATCATTGGCGTAACTTTGCCAACAACGACAACAGCAAGCAAAACAACGTATGTGGGTTGTATATACAACGCTAACAATACCCGTTGGGATGTGATTGCAGTAACTACTGAGGCATGACCATGAAGATTGACTTTTCTTTTTCATCCAAATACGGCACATTCTCAGATGCCTTGCACTTGCCTGATGACCACGGGCTAACACAAGCTGAAATCGATGCCATGCAACAGCAAAGATACGACAACTGGATTGCTGTAATAACTGCGCCTCCTGCTGAAGAAACTCCTATTGAGGAGGTGTAATGGCTGATCGCTATTGGATTTTGGGCACTGGTTCTTGGAGTAGCACCAACACAGTCAATTGGTCTGCGTCATCAGGTGGGGCTGGCGGTGCATCTGTCCCAACTGCGTCAGATAACGTATTCTTTGATGCAAACTCAAACGTAGGAATTACTGCATTTACAGTCACTATGGCAGACTCGCCAAGGGTCTGTAATGACTTCACAGCGTCAGGTCTTGATGGAACGATGACGCTTGCTGGTGGTAGTGCATTGACAGTATCGGGTAGCCTTACATTTCCAGCAACCAACTTTACCCGTTCTTATTCAAGCACAACCACATTTAACGCCACAACAACTGGTAAAACTATAACTACTAATGGAAAATCTTTAGTTTCGGTTGTTTTTGATGGCGTTGGAGGAAGTTGGGCGTTAGGTAGTGCTTTGACTTGTACAAATTTTGTACCTACAAATGGAACAGTTGATTTAAATGGAAAAACTTGTACTGTGTCAATTAGAGTTACAACTGTTTCTGGCACAAAAAATATTACATTTAACGCTGGGACTATATTATGTACTGCCGCAAGCACAACTGTATTTAACAACGCTGCACCCACTAACTTCACAACAACCGCAGGAACTGGAGTAGGCACAATATCCATGACTGCCGCAACTGCCAAGACGTTTGTTGGCGGTGGCTCTACATTTAACTGCACACTCAACCAAGGTGGTGCTGGTGCTTTGACCATTACAGGCTCAAATACATTTGGCAACATAACCAATACAGTTCAACCAGCGTCAATCCTGTTTACGGCAGGGACAACCAGCACATTTACAAACTTCAATCTATCTGGTACATCAGGAAACCTGATAACCATTGGCTCAGTCACTGCCGCAAGCCACACATTGTCCAAGGCAAGCGGTACTGTAAGTTCTGACTTTCTGTCTATTAGCAGGTCTACAGCTACTGGTGGGGCAGGTTGGTACGCAGGGGCAAACTCCACAGATGGGGGCAATAACTCTGGGTGGGTGTTTACTGCACCTCCTGCGCCAACGGCAACAGGCAACTTTTTGATGTTTTTTTAAGGAAACTTGTGACTCCTGACCTACAAAAGTATTATGAAGATCGTTTCTCAATGATGGGAAGTGATGGATGGAAAGACTTGGTAGAAGATATTGACACCATGATCTCATCATTGAATAATATATCTGTTATCCTTGACGAACAAAGCCTACAATTCAAAAAAGGCGAACTTTCTATACTAACTTGGCTGAAAACCTTGAAAGAGGTCAGCGAGAGAGCCTACGAGGAATTGAATGAAAAGAATGTTTGATTTTGCCTGTGCAAACGGGCATAAAACCGAAAGACTGGCTGATTATGAGTCGATCAGTTTTAGGTGTGAATGCGGTGAAACAGCCAACCGCATTCTTTCTGCTCCCAACTTCAAATTAGAAGGGTGGTCTGGTTCTTTTCCATCAGAGCATGGAAGGTTCGAGAAAAAACACCTGGATCAGTTGAAGTGGGAGCAAAAGCAAAACTCATAAACAGCAATGTCGAGTTGATTCTCCTACAACCGAAACGGCAGGAAAAAGGGATAATATGTTGATTGATAATGAACCTGAGATGAAGAGTGAGTTAGAAGCTGAAGAATCCAAGCTATCTGACACCATTGCGCCAGCAAGCCAAGGACTCCCTGACAAGTACAGGGATAAAAGTCTGGAAGACATTGTTCGGATGCACCAAGAAGCTGAGAAGCTAATTGGCAAGCAAGCGCAAGAGGTCGGAGAGGTAAGGAAGTTGGCAGACGAACTCATTAAGCAAAACCTTAGTTCTAAACAACAACCTGTTAAAGAAGAGGAGCCTGAAGTAGATTTCTTTGAGAATCCACAGAAGGCAGTTCAGAAGACTATTGATAATCATCCTGATGTTCTCGCCGCCCGTCAAGCGGGTGTGGATTTCAAAAGGATGCAGATTCAGCAAAAGCTAACGCAAGATCATCCTGACTACAATCAGATTGTGAATGACCAAGATTTTGCGAATTGGGTGAAATCATCGCCTATTCGCATTGGTCTATATGCAAGAGCAGATGGTGAGTTCGATTACGATAGTGCCAACGAACTGTTGTCTACTTACAAAGAATTGCGTGGCGTAAAACATAAGCAGACTGAACAAGCGGGTGAAACCGCCAGGAAGCAAAATATGAAGGCCGCACAAGTAGATGTTGGTGGAACTGGTGAGAGTTCAAAGAGGGTATACAGACGGGCTGACCTTATTCGGCTGAAGATGTCGGAACCTGACCGCTACGATGCGCTTTCTGAAGAAATTATGAAAGCCTACGCAGAGGGACGGGTTAAGTAACTTAATTTTCGTTTCTAAGGAGAAACAACCATGGCAACCTCATTTTCCCCCAGTAACTCAGTTACTACCACCACAGGCGCAACATTCATCCCCGAAATTTGGAGTGATGAGATTATTGCTGCCTACAAGAAAAACTTGGTTCTTGCGAACTTAGTTATGAAGATGAACTTTAAGGGCAAGAAGGGTGATGTCATTCACATCCCTGCACCTACCCGTGGTTCAGCTTCTGCCAAGGCCGCAGAAACAGCAGTCACTTTGATTGCCGCTACTGAGTCTGAAGTGCAAGTGTCTATCAACAAGCATTACGAGTATTCTCGTTTGATTGAAGATATTGTCGAGGCCCAAGCCCTGAACAGCTTGCGTAACTTCTACACCTCCGATGCTGGTTACTCCTTAGCTAAACAAGTCGATACCGACTTGGTTCAGTTGGGTCAAAAAACCAATGGCGGTGCTGGTACTAATGCTTACGCAACTGGTGCGTTCATTGGTGGTGATGGTACGACTGCTTATGTTGCCGCAAGCAATAATGAGTCAGCACTGACCGATGCCGCAATTCGCCGCACTATTCAGCGTTTGGATGACACCGATACCCCTATGGATCAGCGTTTCTTCTTGATTCCTCCATCAAGTCGCAACACCCTGATGGGTTTGGCTCGTTACACTGAACAAGCCTTTGTGGGTGGTACTAACAGCACCATTCGCACTGGTGAGATCGGTAACCTGTATGGTATTCCTGTGTTTGTCTCAAGCAATTGCGACACTGCATCAGGTACTGGTGCTGCGCGAGTTTGCTTGATGGGTCATAAGGACTCTATGGTGTTGGTTGAGCAAATTGCTGTTCGTTCACAAGTGCAATATAAGCAAGAATATCTTGCTAACCTTTTCACTTCTGACACGCTCTATGGGGTGCAAATCCTTCGTGCCGCCGCAAGCACTGGTGCAGCCAAATCTGCATCTATGTTTGCACTTTTGGTTCCCGCCTAATTGCAGTTGCGCCCCCTGCCCTAGTGGTGGGGGGACTTTTTTAACCTAATTAGGAGAAATCAAAATGGCAACCGCTTCAGCAGTAGTTACCCGCCGTGGCAACGACAGTTTTCGGGGTTTGTTCTCTGATACTTGGTCAGTTGTTTGTACTTTGAATGCTGGCTCATTAATCAATGGTGCTGGCGAAACAGATGATGTAACAGTTCCGGGTGTCGCTTTGGGTGACATGGTTCTTTGTGCATCTTTGGCTGTAGATTTGGTTGGTTTGACTGTCACTGGCTATGTCAGTGCTGCCAACACCGTCAAGTTCCGCATCCAAAACGAGTCAGAATCAACAGTAGACTTGGCATCAGCCACTATGGACATAATTATTGTTCGTATGGTATGAGGATAGGGGGGCTAGTCCCCCCTTTCTTATTTAAGGGTTTCAATGGCTACTTTTCGTTGTCTTCAGTCTGGTAACACAGTAAGTTTTACCTTGCAACATGATATTGACTCAATGAAGGGTCATCAAGGTTATGTTCGTATTGACGAACAAGAAGTGCCTGATATTCCTGATGAAGTGAGAAAAGATACTCCCTTCATGCCGCCAGTCGTACGGCGCATGGGTCGCCCAAGGAAAGTTGCAAATGTCTGATATAGACGCTAGAGATTTTGGAAAGCTGGAGGCTCAAGTTGAAGCTCTCCAGGCAGAAGTTCACTCTTTGAGCAAAGATGTGAAGGCTTTGTTGGAACTTGCCAATAAAGGCAAAGGTGGATTTTGGATGGGTATGACTATCGCTTCATTCATGGGCGGTGCGATTACCTTTGTTGCTGATCGTGTCTGGAAATAAAGGAGAACGCTATGCCTATGGTTGGAAAAAAGAAGTTTCCCTACTCTGAAAAAGGCGAGAAAGAAGCCAAAGAGTACGGCAAGAAAAAGGGTGTTCCTGTGACCATTATGGTAGCAATTGGGAAACCAAAAGGCTTGCCTATGCGTGGTGGTCGTACTGCTACCAACATGATGAGCAAAGCTAAAAAGGCAAAATAATGTCATCTTTAACTACTCCTGTCACTCTATTGAGTGCTGTTGTCGCAACTGGTGCGTCAAAAGCTGTGCAAGCTGATGCTGGTCAACCTGCATTTCTGCAAGTTGCTGGCATTACCAGCGCAACTGTTGCTTTCCAAGGTAGCTTGGATGGGACAACCTTTGCCACAATTGGCACTGCTTTGACTGCTGATGGCATCGTAACCATTGCCAATGCTCCCAAGTATTTGAGGGCTAACTGCACCGCATACACCTCTGGAACCATCACGGCTAAAGTGTTGTACTGATATGAAAATGACCAAAGCGGCTAAAAAGGTCGGCAAAGTCATGCGTGAGTACAAAGAGGGAACTTTGCATTCTGGTTCCAAAAAGGGGCCAGAAGTGACTTCCCGCAAGCAAGCAATTGCCATTGCATTGTCTGAAGCTGGCATGGCAAAACCTAAGAAGAAGGCCAAGAAATGAAACCTGGACTTTATGCCAACATCAATGCCAAACAAGCCCGTATCAAGGCTGGTTCTGGTGAGAAGATGCGGAAGGTAGGGGCCAAGGGTGCGCCTACTGCCGCTGACTTTAAACAAGCTGCAAAGACTGCAAAGAAGGTTAAAAAGGTGAAGTAGATGAAAACACCCACTTGGCAAACAAAAGCTGGTCAAAATCCAAAAGGCGGCTTGAATGCCAAGGGCAGATCATCTTATAATGCGGAAACTGGTGGCAATCTCAAAGCACCAGTAAAGTCGGGGGACAACCCTCGCAGAGCAAGTTTCTTGGCTCGAATGGGTGGAAATGATGGCCCTGAGTTCAAGAATGGTGAACCAACGAGACTGCTTCTTTCGCTAAAGGCATGGGGTGCAAACTCCAAAGCTGACGCAAAGGCAAAAGCTAAAGCTATATCCGCAAGGAACAAGGCAAAAGCGAAATGAGAGCATTATCAGTTGGAGTTAGTCCTACAGCGGCAGTAGACACAACAGTCTATACCTGTCCGACTGGCTATTACTCTAAATTCACTGTAATGTATATACACAATACAGGTGGGTCTACCAAGCATATAACTGTTCAATGGTTTGACGCAAGTGCTAGTACAACCCTTGATATATTGACTCAATACAATTTCACATCAAAAAACTATCTTCAGTTTGATGGCAATGCCTACATTGTTTTAGAAGAAGGCGATAAGTTAAAAATAACTACTGAAGCGGGAAGCACATTCAGTTTTATAGCAACATTTGAAGAAGAAGGGTTGACTAGATTATGACTCTACTAGAACTTGTCAACGATGTTTTGATTCGTTTGCGCGAACCTGTTGTAACCACTTACACAGAAACCGCCTATTCCACTTTGGTTGCAAAATTTGTAAACGATGCAAAGCGTCAAGTGGAGGATTCTTTTGGTTGGAATTCTTTGGGGCAGACTATCACTGTGACTACTGTAGCTTCAACCCCATCATATTCACTCACTGGTGCTGGTCAGAAGTTTCAGGTGATGGATGCCATCAATACAACCAGTAATGTTGGTTTGACTAACATCACATTTGTGGACATGAACCGCAAACAGAACTTCTTGCCTCTGGTCAACTCAATTCCTACAGAATTTACTTTTGATGGACTAGATGCTTCTTACGACACCAAAGTCAGTTTGTTTCCAATTCCTGATGGCGTGTACACACTGAAATTCAGTCTGACGATACCTCAGGCAACTTTGGCGGCTGACAGCACTGTGGTTCTTGTGCCTGATGTAGTTGTTGCTCAAGGTGCGTATGCTAGGGCATTGATTGAGCGTGGTGAAGATGGTGGATTGTCTTCATCAGAGGCTTATTCACTGTTTCGATCCATGCTCTCCGATTACATTGCTTTAGAGGCAAATCGGTATCCAGAAAATCAACAATTTGTTCCGCAATGAGCCAACAAATTCAGCCCTTCTCTATATCAGCCCCAGGATTCTATGGGCTGAATACTCAAGACTCGCCTCTTGATTTGAATGCTGGTTTTGCACTGGTTGCAACAAACTGCATCATAGATCAGTATGGTCGTATTGGATCACGGGAAGGATGGTCAAGGGTTAACGCATCTTCTGGCAACCTTGGTGCAAATGATGTAACTGTTATCCATGAGTTGGTGCAGACTGATGGCACTTTGACTGTATTGTTTGCTGGAAACAACAAGATTTTTAAGTTGAGTTCTACAAACACTGTGACTGAACTTACCTATGGGGGTGGGGGTACTGGGCCAACCATAACGGCAAGCAACTGGCAATGTGCGTCACTCAATGGCATTACATACTTCTTTCAGTCTGGTCACAATCCTTTGATTTATGATCCTGCTGTTAGCACCACCACATATAGGCGTGTCAGTGAGAAAACTGGTTATGTCGCTACTGTTCCTGATGCCAACATTTGTATTTCTGCTTTTGGGAGATTGTGGGTAGCAAATACCACCACTGTGAATTCAACTGTTTACTTCAGTGATTTGATTGCTGGTCATGTATGGTCAACAGGAACTGCTGGTTCCTTGGACGTTTCACGGGTGTGGCCCAATGGGTCTGATGAGATCACAGGGTTGGCAGCACACAATGGATTCTTGTTTATCTTTGGAAAGCGTCAAGTCGTAATTTATGCAAATGCGACTACTCCATCAACCATGTCTCTTAGCGACACTGTTGAGGGTATTGGTTGCATTGCCAGAGATAGCATTCAGACCACCAGCACTGATGTTTTGTTCCTATCTAACTCTGGTGTTAGATCGTTGATGAGAACGATTCAAGAGAAGTCTGCACCTGAAAGAGACTTGTCAAAGAACATCCGAAATGACTTGATGAGTGCTGTTGCTGGTGAAACATTAGCAAATATCAAGTCTGTCTATTCTGAAAGAAAAGCGTTTTACCTGTTGACAACCCCTAGCATTGATACAACTTGGTGTTTTGATACTAAGGCTTATTTGCCTGATGGTTCTGCCAGAGGTACAACTTGGGATTCAATTACGCCCAAATCTATGTTGTCTCGCAGAGATGGGTCTTTGTACATTGGCAAGAATGGGTATGTGGGCTTGTATAACACCTATCAAGATTACCAATCTTCATATCGTATGTTGTACTACACAAACCATGCAGACCTTGGCAGTCAGAATGTAACTTCTATTTTGAAGAAACTGTCCATTGTTGTTATTGGCGGGACAAACCAAATAGTGACATTCAAATGGGGATTTGACTTCAAAACCAACTACTTGTCTGACAATGCGCTAATTCCATCACAAGGCGAGTCTTACTATGCTATTGCTGAATATGGTGCAAATGCCACAACAGTTGCATACTATTCTGATGGCGTTGCATTGCAGACATTGACAGTTTCTGCATCTGGGGCCGGTAAAGTTGTCCAAACTGGATATGAAACAGACATCAATGGAACTGCGTTGTCTATTCAAAAGATTGAAATTCAAGCCAAAAATGGCAAACTGAGTTAAGGAGAAAACTGTGTCTGATTACACCAAAAGTACAAATTTTGCCACCAAAGACAACTTGTCTTCTGGCAATCCATTGAAGATTGTCAAAGGTACTGAGATTGATACTGAGTTCAACAACATTCAAACTGCCATTGCAACCAAGGCTGATTCAACAAGTCCTACCTTTACAGGTACAGTGACAATTCCTACATTGGCTGTTACAGGCACATCAACATTGACAGGTGTAGCCACATTAACTGCCCAACCAATTCTTTCTAGTTTGACAGCATCTAAGCCTGTATTTACAGACGCATCAAAAGGTTTAGTGTCTACGGGCACTTTGGGTGCAGATCAAGGTGGTACAGGGGTTGCAAACAATGCGGCAATGACTGTCACGGGTTCTGGAAACTTTGCTTACACCAGGACTTTGACAGGGGTAACAAACGTCACTTTACCCACAACTGGAACTTTGGCAACACTTGCAGGATCAGAAACATTTACAAATAAAACTCTGACCAGTCCAGCAATAGGTGGAACTCCAACAGGGGTTGGTGTTCTTACTTCTGGTACTGCTCTAGCCACCACATCTGGAACTAGCATTGACTTTACGGGCATCCCTAGTTGGGTAAAACGCATTACTGTTATGTATGCAGGAATTTCTACCAGCGGTACAAGTAACTTGCTTGTGCAAATTGGAGATAGTGGAGGAATTGAAAACACAGGTTACACATCTGTTGCAAGTTATGTTACAGGTAGTGTAAGTTCGGTTAGTTCAACAGCAGGATATATTGCAACAAACGCAAATGATGCTGGTTCTATTTTTAATGGAAATTGTTATTTAAACCTTTTAGATGCTTCAACTAATACTTGGTGTCTTAATGGTAATTTAAGTTGGACAGTTTCATTTACTGGAAATGTAATTTTTGCTGGTTCTAAATCTTTATCTGCAACTTTAGACCGAGTACGAATTACAACAGTAAACGGCACAGACACCTTTGACGCTGGTTCTATCAACATAATGTACGAGTAACCATGATGGTTCATCACTTTTCTGATGGGTTATATGCCAAGGAAACGCACATAAGTGCGGGGCAGTTGCTCGTTCAACATAAGCACAACTATTCACATTTTGGGATTCTTGCCAAGGGTAAGGTTGTGGTTGTGCAAGAAGGGGACATTCAGATTTTTGAAGCACCTGCTTGCATTGACATAAAAGCTGGTGAGAGTCATGGCGTTAAGGCCATCACTGATGTAGTTTGGTATTGTGTTCATGCCACTGACGAAAAAGACCCGTCTAAAGTGGATTCTATTTTGATTGAAGGAGAATAATATGCCTTGGAGTTATATAGTTCCAGCCGCCACCTCATTGCTTGGCGGTGCAATGCAAGGAGATTCCTCCAGACGGGCGGCAGAAACATCATCCAATGCCCAACTTGAGGCGGCACGAATTGCTGCTGATGCGGCTAGGTTTCGCCCTGTTGGAATAACCACTCGCTTTGGAGCATCTGACTTTGGGTTTGACCCCTCTGGGAACCTATCAAGTGCTAGATACTCAGTTAGTCCAGAACTTCAAGCCTATCAAAACAGATTGATGGGATTGTCTGAAAGAGGATTAGGTCAAGCAGAAGCTGGTGAAGCCATGCTAAGACCTACTCTTGGGGCGGCACAGGGCTTGTTTAAACTTGGTGAAGGCTATTTAAGTCAAACCCCAGAGCAAGTTGCTCAAAAGTACATGGCAAGCCAATATGATTTGTTGGCTCCAAGTCGTGAGCGTCAGTTTTCTCAACTTGAAAACAGATTGTTTAATACAGGTCGTAGTGGCTTGTCTGTTGGCGGGACTGGATTGCGCCCGGGTGGTGGAGAAGGATTACGGGCGGCATCTCCTGAAATGGAAGCGTACTACAACGCAATTGCTCAACAAGATGCTCAATTGGCTACACAGGCACAGTCTGAAGGGCAGAGACAGGTTGCGTTTGGTGCTGGATTATTTGGTACTGGTGCTAATTTGATAGGTGATTACCAGCGAGGTCAAGTTGGCGCATTGTCTCCATTCCAAGCATATTTGAGTGGGGTTCAGGGCATTGAAGGTTTGGGTCAATCAGCTTTGGAAATGGGATCAACATTGGGTGGAAGGTCTGCTAACGCTGGCGCAAATGCTGGTTCTTTCTTGCTAAGAGGCGGTCAGGGTGCGGCAGAAACTGCCAGGTATGGCAATCAATACGATCCATTTGCTTATGCCTTACAAGGTCTTGGTAAGAATCGTGAATTTGCTCAAGGGTTGGCAGGTCAAGCATTAAATATGCGATATGGAGCAGAAAATGTTTATGGCCCATATGGTCGAGGAACAATTCCAGAATTGACAAATTACGACACTTATTAAGGAATAATCATGGCAGAACAAAATATCGTTCAGGGCTTGTTTGGCATGACCCCAGAGTCATATCAGCAACAAAGAGATGCTGCGGCATACGAACAAGCAATGGCATTTGGACGCATGGACCCAATGCAAGCGGCTCGTACATCCATCTTCTATGGCGCTAACCAGCTTGGTGGTGCTATAGGTGGAATGCTGGGTGCAGAAGACCCTCAACTAGTCAGGATCAGACAGCAACAGCAAGTGCTTTCAGGATTGGACGTAAATGATATTAAGTCTATTGCACAAGCGACTATAAGAGCAAACCAAATGGGCAACACCCAATTGGCTTTGCAATTGACTGCTTTGGGTGATCAGGCTTTGCAACGTCAAGATTTATCGTTAGAGCGTCAAGACAAGTTGCGTCAGCGTGCGGCGGCTGCACAGTCTTTGGCTAGAACGCAAACAGCTAGAGATTTGATCTCCAGTGGTTTGAGCGTTACCCCAGAAAACATCTCAGGTCAATCTGCGGAAAGTGTGCCTGAAGTTGATGAGTTTGGGAACCCATTGCGGTCTGCTGTGATGGGTTATAAGCCAGCAGAGTTCAGACTCGACTATGAGCGCGTTGCACCTGCTTTGTTGGCATACTCAGAGGGTCGTGCAGAACTTGAGGCACTAGCCAAAACTCAGAAGGCGGCGGCTGACCTACAAAAAGCCAATCAGGACGCACTTAAGGCTAGTGCAGAGGCAAGGATTCAGGGCGCTCAAGCTGATGTGGCCCCAACAGTTGCACAAGCTGATGCCGCCAAGAAGGTTGCGGAAGCAACATCCGCACAAGCAAATGCAAAATTTGCCTTTGATCTTGCACAACTCCAAGTTACGCAAAAAACATGGGATGTTCAAAACATCAAGAGTCAGATTGGTGAAAGATCAACAAAACTTGGTCTTGATACTGCATTGACAAACGCCAGAGTCACTGAGATTTATGCCAACATCAACAAGAATCTTAATGATGTTCCAGCAGATGTTCGCAAGTCAATCAATGAGGCGGCGGTAGCTGCTGGCACGAACAAACAGGCGGCAATCCAGTTCAATGACCTTGCCAATCGGATTCAAACCTCTGGTGGCAGTTATGGTGCTGTTGGAACTTTGGATGAGTTCTTGAAGAAGGCTGGTGGTTTCCAAGATGGAACTACTGGACTGCGCCAGGAATACACCAGATTGATCAACCAAGCCGCAATCAAGTCATTGCCCCCTGGCCCCGCCACTGACAAAGACATTCAAATGGCATTGTCAGGGTTTCCACCAGCAAATGCAGACCCCATGTTTGTATCTCAATTCTTGCGTGGCATGGCTAAATTGCAAGACATTGATGCCGCTGTGAATAAGTCTAAGACTGATTGGTTGGCACAAAACAATGGTGTCTTGGGTCGTGCCAAGAATACCTTTATTGCTGGTGACTATTCGGCAAGTCCTGGGGTAACCTTTGATGAGTTGTCGGGGCGAATTGCTGAAGACATGAACAAGCGGTATTCTTTGGCAACTCCAGGTGGTCGCAGTCAGGCTAATGTTTCAATGATCCCAGGTCAGTCAGGGCCAACAACTGGAGCCACAGCACCTAATGTCATGCAACAGGCAGATGCAATCATTCGTGGAGGCAGATAATGGCAGCGGCTCAAGAATATGCCGCTTGGATTGTCGAGAACCAATCTAAGCGTGGGACTCCAGAGTTCAGCACAGTTGCTCAAGCCTATGAGATGGCAAAGCAACAAGAGAATGTTGCGGCAACTCAAGCCCAAGTAAGAACCCCAGAACCTGAAACTGGTGGCATTGCCCGTCAATTGGTTGGTGCTGGTGAGACTGCCTTAACGCTTGGAACTGGTATTGTTGGCGGCACTTTCGGCATGATTGGTGGCGGGTTGACGGGTCTTCTTGAGCAAGTCAAAGCGGGTAAGTTTGGCACTAAAGAGGCAGCAGACGCAATTGAGAAATCAATGCTTGCTGGCGCACAACGCTATACCTATATGCCCACTACCCCAGAGGGTCAGGAACAGGTGCAAGCCATTGGCAAGTTGGGTGAGATGTTTCCCGCTGTTATTCCAACTATCACGGCCCCAGGCGCAGTGGTTCAGGCCGTAAGACAAGCCGCACCAATTGTTGAGGCAACGGCACTCAGAACTGGTGTGGCGGCACAACAAGCCGCCAGAACCGCCGCTGTGCCATTCCAGCGTGGCGCACAGGCAATTAGAGAAGGTCTTGGCTTTGAGGCTGAAGTGCCAACCGCCATTGGTGGCAGGGCATCTGGCGGTGCGGCGGCAACCTCAATGGAGTTGCAACGCATGACCACAGCAGAGGGTTTGAAAGTACCCGTGACTTTGACCAAGGGTGCTGCTGGTCGTGATGCAGATCAATTGGCTTTTGAAAAAGAGCAGATGAAAGGCCCATTGGGTGCGCCTTTGCGTCAAAGGGCAGAAGAAAACAACCTACAAATCTTGCAAAACTTTGATGCTTTGCTTGATGAAACTGGTGCTGCTGATGCTATGGCTGGCCCTTATGCGTCAGGGAACAAAGCCATTGATGCCTTGTCTCAGGGTTGGAAAGAAGCTAAAACCAAGACAAGAAATGCCTACACATTGGCAGAAAAAGAGGGTGCGTTGGCGGCTCCAGTTACTTTGGACAACTTTGCAACCCTAATCAACCAGACAATCCCAGAATCTGAGAATGCAGCAGTATTGAAGGTTGCCAAGCAAAAGGGTATTCAGCTTGGCATTTTGCAAGAATTGCCAGATGGAACTGTGCAAGCATTGCCATCAACACTTAAAGATTCTGAGTTGTTGCGTATATCAATTAACAATGCCACAGGATTTGAACCGACAAACCAATTTTTTGGTCGGAAAATGAAGCAATCATTGGATGAGTCTACTACTGGTTTGGGTGGTGATTTATATGCCAAGGCCAGAGCATTGCGTCAAGAACAAGCCAGGAAGTATGAGAACAGGGCAATTGTTGCCAATCTGGTCACTAAGCGTAAAGGGATGGATGACCCGAAAGTTGAAGCAAGTCGGGTATTTGATCGCTCAATCGTCAATGCCTCACCAGAGGAGATCACCTTCTTGAAGCGTGTTCTTCTCACCAGTGGGGATGATGGAAGACAAGCCTGGAAAGAGTTGCAGGGTGCAACCATCAAGCACATTGAGGGTCTTGCTACTCAAGGAATGCAGACAGATTCATCTGGTCGCCCAATTGTTTCGGTGGCAAAACTCAATCAAGCAGTCAATGCACTTGACGCAAACAACAGGCTTGACATTGTTTTGGGCAAGGAAAAGGCTCAGATGATTCGTGACTTGAATGAGGTTGCTAAGTATGTCAATACAGTGCCGCCAGGGACTTTAATCAACAACTCTGGGACTGCTGGTGCATTGATGGCGGCTATGGGTGAGGCGGGTGCAACCGCCGCCTTGACGGGTCTTCCACTGCCTGTGATTAGCATCCTAAGAGCCGCCAATATGCAGATGAAGAACAACAAGACAAAGGCCAAAATCATGGCATCTTTGAACAAAGCAGAAAAAGCGGCGGGTATAAACAAAGCAAAGACAGAACCTTGACAGGAGCAAGACATTGATCCTCTCACCCTTCTGGCAATGGCAAATGGCTGTGTCGCAGCTATTCGTAAAGGCTGTGAACTCTATAAAGAGGTCAAGGGAACTGTTGCCGCAGCCCAAAAGACTGTTAAAGAGGTCACGGCTATTGCTGAAGAAGTGGGTGGTTTCTTTGGGTTTTTCAAGAAGAAAAAGTCTACAGCAACTCCAGTTGCAGCCAAAGCAAAAAAGGCAGAGGCCGAAATTTGGGATGAAGGTAGAGTTGTGGCTGATCTGGCGGCGAATCTGTCGCAGTTCTTCAGGGTTCAGCAACAGTTGGCAGACCACATTCGTGAAGAAGAAGAGAAGTCTAAGACTGTTTATGACCCAAGCCAAAATATCATGGAGTCGGCGCTAAACAGGGAACTTGCCAAGACGCAGTTTGAGAAGTTAGCCAAAGAGATTCGTGAGATTATGGTGTATCAGTCACCCCCAGAGTTGGGGAACTTGTACACCAGGGTGAACCAGATGAGGATCATCATCATTGCTGAACAAGAAGAAGCAAGGTTGGCTCAAGAAAAGAAACAACGAGAGGTTGAATGGCAACGCAGAAAGGTAATAAGCGCAATCCAGGACAAGGCAATCTACGGGGTAGCTTGTTTGGTGTTCGTCCTGTACCTAGTCCTGTTCTTCAGTCTTCTGGTGATGGATCGAAAGGTAAGATGGGGTTTTTAATTGCTCTTTGTTGCATGGTCTTGGTTTTTGTATTGTTGTTGCCATTGCTTGGCAGCATCTATTACGACACCTTGGCGGTTCAACGCGAGAGCAAAATGCAGATTGAGCGCATGGAGAGACTGCGCCAACAATTAGAGTATGAACGCAAACAACTTGAAAGGTTAAAAAATGATAACTCTGTTCTCATCCCTAGTCAGCTTCCTGATGGGCGGCCTCCCCAAAATCCTTGAATTTATACAAGACAAGTCTGACAAGAAGCATGAACTTGCATTGGCTGCAATGCAGACTGAGAGGGAATTGACCCTCAAGAAAGCTGGCTTGGAGACTCAAGAGCGCATTGAGCATATTCAAACTGAGCAGATTCAGATCAATGCAGATGTTCAGATGGCCCAAGCCGCCATGCAGGAGCGTCAAGCCCTCTACGCCCACGATATAGCCCTTGGTGAGGGTGCAAGTACCTGGGTCATCAATATGCGAGCCGCAACCCGTAGCGTCATTACCTACGGGATGTTCATTATGTTCATGTTTGTCGAGGTCTTTGGGTTTTACTATGCTTGGCACACAGATGTGGCATTTGATACAGCACTTAACCAACTGTGGGATGATGAAACCCAGATCATTTGGGCTTGTATTGTCACGTTCTGGTTTGGTGGTCAGGCGTTCAAAAAATGAACATCAGTGCCCAAGCTGTGGAAATGATTAAGCACCATGAAGGTGTGCGGTTTAAACCATATCGGTGCCCAGCAAAACTCTGGACAGTGGGCGTGGGCCATGTTTTGTACCCAGAACAAGGAAAACTCAAGATCGAAAATCGTGATGAGTTTCTTTTACGCCCTGAAGATAATCGGGTATGGACAAAGGAAGAAGTAGATGGAATTCTCAGAAGTGATCTTGCAAGGTTTGAGCGTGGTGTGGCCCAACTTATTCCAGTTGTCCTTACCCAAGGTGAATTTGATGCTTGCGTCAGCTTTAGCTTCAATGTTGGTCTGGGAACATTACAGCGCAGCACCTTCCGTCAAAAGGTTATTCGTGGCGATAAAGATGCGGCGATAGAGTCTTTATTGCAGTATTGCAAGGCTGGTGGCAAGGTTCTGAGAGGCTTGGAAAGCAGACGCAAAGATGAGGCGGCATTGTTTAAGTCTTGAGTTCCCCGCGAATAAACATCTTCTTTTTCTTGAAGAAATACAGCATTACTTGATAAGTAACACCAAACCTTTTGGCAATCTCTTTCTTGCTAACACCTTGTTGCCATAGCGTTATGGCTCTTGACTCGCTGATTTGTGTGGGTTTCCTGCCACTTCCAGGTCTTGCCCCGCCCTTAGTCTTCATTCAAAGCCATCCAAACCATGATGCAAACCACACCAACGCCCACTGCAACGCCAAGAAATCCTATGGCAAAGATGGCAAAGATGGTTTCAAGCATTTTTACATCCACTGTTTTCTTTACACTGCCTATCCCGAACCTGTAACGCACGAACCGCCTCTCTAGCTAATTCATCTAATCCACGCATATGGATTGCTGATTCTTTTAGATAATATTTAATAGCTTCTGATATTCCATTATCTTCATAGAACAATTCAAGTGCTTCTGCAAGTTCTTCTGTGTCTTCAAAAACCTTCAGTCTCTCAATAAGATATTCTGTTTTTTCAATCACAAACGCTCCTCATTTCCCATCCTGCAATAAAGTAGTTCCATCTGCCCTGCATAGCAGGATTGATGTACTTGCCGCCTGTCATGGCTAAATCAGTATCTTTGTAGCCCTTAGAGGCCATCAGTGCGCGGAATACTTGTCGTGCTTTCATGTGTTCTTCTCCACGGCATAGTCGTTCTGTTGCTTGAGTTTGGCTTCAATGGCTCGGGCAAAATAGATGCACCAATCCCTGTCGCTAACGATTTCATCAGGCACGCTGTTTTCGCAAGCAAATATTTGCTCATCCGTCAGCCCTACCCAAGGTCGCTTAGTGCTGTCGTGCATCATTAATTGATATTCTCCAATATCCCAAGATTGAGCCTCAGACATAAGTTGATTACAAATATGCTCTCGTTGCTTTTTAGTGTATTTTCTGGCATTAAGAAAATCTGTATGACAAAACCATCCAAATTCTGCACCCTCTAAGCCTATCCATGTGCGCTGTGGTGGCTCTTGCTCAATCTCTTGCCCCAACTTTTGCACTTCACGCATGGGGTCTGACAATCGTTCTTTGAGTGCGGAGATGGCGGGTTGTAGACAGATTGCACTATCGGGTGTCATCACACATTCAATGTCACCATAAATGTAGCAAGCCTCTAGCGCCTCAAGCGCCAGCTTTATGGCTTCTTTGTCAGTCATGCTTGTCCCCTTGCTCTGATAGATTGAGTCGCTAGTTTTGGTGTAAAACCACACACCATGCAACCGCCTTTGTCATTCTGAGCAAACTGCACCAGTTCAGGCGCTTCTTCAATCATCTGCGCTATCGCCTCACGCTCTTTGGCGGCTACAAGTTCCGCAAAGTGATAGCGTGTATACATCTCACCATCTTTGATTGACTCTTTCATAGCCTTTTGCCAAATAATGTCGATTTCATCTTTGTTCATGCTTCCCTTGCTTTCAGCATTGCGTCTGCCCATTTGTATGCTTCTTTTGTAATCGAGCACATTGTGTCGGGAAATGAAAAATCACCATCTGCAAAGCATTCTTTTTCAAGTTCATAGGCTTGATCCATAATTTCTTTCATAGCCTTTGCCGCAAAGTAATCTCGCAATGTCATGCCTTTAAGTGAAACATCATGTGTTTCTCCATCTGCATTTACATAACTAGGAACTGGAAATGCTGGTTCGTTATTCATTTTTTCATGTTCCTTATGTAAACAGTGAACGATTGAATGCTATCTTTTCCAAACGCCAAACTGCATTTCTCCAAGTGCTGTGCCACCTCCTCAATCACGGCATTGCGTTCAGCGTTTTCAGCGTACCTCAGAATCTGGTGCTTGCGTGACCCTTGCAGACCCCAATCCCCTTGTCGCTTTGCTAAATCCTCGAAAGCCTCGTCTTCAGGTTCTTTCATATCCCCACCTTTGCCTTGTAGCAAAGTTCCATCTCGAGTTGCTTGATCTGCTGGCGCAAGATTTCGTTTTCCTTCTTCAACTCTTTGTCCCCCATCTTGCGTTCCATCTCAGCACCAGCCCCATAACCCGCCAGCACCCCAGAGGTGGCGGCTTGGCGGGTGTAGGTCTGGATGTCCATCGAGGTCAGGATGCCAGCAAACCCCTTGGGAGTCAGCTTCTTGACAATCACTTCAATCTCATCTTTAAGAGCCTTGTTCATCTTTCACCTCCATCATCTTTTCTGCAATTGCGTAAGCGAGTTTGGCAATGTCACCCTCACTCTCAGTTTTGTACTGATCTGACACCAGCATTGCCGCCATTGCTTTGGCAGCAAAGTAGTCCAGAACTGTCAGGTTCTCCAAGTTACCGCCAGTTCTCATATCCACCCCAGGATGGTGAAGGCGACAAGGCAGATGGCTCCAAAGGCGCAGAAGGCCATCACAAGTTTGTCTGTTGACTGTTGGGGCGCACTTCTCAATGGGACAGGCCAAATCGGTGTTGTTGGGGAAAGCCTCATTCAGGGTGCGTGGATACATTCTGGTGGTGGGGTTGAAATCTTTGAGCATGGTTTATCTCCAGTTTTGCAAAACATTTGCAAGGTCTTTGGTGGACACAATCAGGTCATCCAGGCGCATGGACTCATCAGCAACAACGAACAAGCCTGGGCCTCGTTTGGTGCGCCCCCAAGCGTCTTTGCGGTTGACATTAGACAAGTCTCCTTTGCGAACTGCGTTGTAGACCTGATTTGAGGTATACCCCTCATCCAAACAGTCACGCATTGTCCTGGGGACTCGACAAAAATCTATCAGCATCTTCATCCTCCTCTTGAGTGGGTTGATCGTCTGGGTTGAAGTCTGTTTGGCGGGTGAGGATTTGACCCCACCGCCATTCTTGGTAGTCGAGGTCGTACATGGTTAGGAAAGATTCCAATACTCGCCAACAGGCAAGCCATTGAAGCGGCGATAAAGCTCAACGTACAACTGACGTATCAAGCCAGCTTTTGCAAATTCGTTGTTCCACTCATAACGCTGTGCCGCAATTCTTAATTCCCGCATCTCTTCTGTTGCATTTTCCATGATGTTTTCCTTTTATTTTTGAAAGATTTTGCAAATAGAACCACGTTTCACGAACAACGAAACAAAGCCAAGTGCCTTGCTGATGCTGGTGAATTCGATGCGTGACCAAGTTTCTTGATCGTTCAGCGTATTGAACTTGACGATATAGGTGGGTTTCATGTTTGCCATTTTCAAATTCTCCTATGAAGGGTTTGTGTTGCTGACAGGTCTAATCATACAGACATGGACTATATGGTCAACTACCCATCTATTTAATCCCCACAGTTTACTGGGTTATTTAATCACTAGACATTTGACCACTTAGTCCATGTCTGCTAGGATCGGCAATTATGAACACACAAACCATGCAACAGATTGAAGATTTGAGACTCAAGGCAGAGGCGGCGGGTTACTCCCTCGCTGATGTCTCCCGCCATGCGGGGATTGACCCCTCCCAGGTGTCTCGTTACGCAGTGGGTAAGACCATACCACTCTTGA